ACAGATAGGGCATCCTCCAGCAACAACTTGTATCTTAGCACCACAATTTTGACATATTATAAATTTGTCATTCTCATATGCATCTGTTGTTTTATCTAAATCTGGATTAAATTTATCTTCCATACAACCATCATCATCAACATTGGTAAGGATGCCTGTTCTAGCACATTTATCTCTAAAGACTGTTACACCTTTTAATCCTTGTTTCCATGCCTCCATGTAAATGTTAGAAATATCCTCAACAGTAGCACTCTCTGGTAGATTAACAGTGCTACTAATACTAGCATCTATATACTGTTGCCATATGCCTTGCATTGCCACTCTCTCTAGTGGGGCAAGAGTCATAGCTGTAACAATATAATCTGGTAAGTTATTTTCTGTGCAATTTTCAATTGCCATAACTTTTTCTACAATAGGGGTTAGCACCTCATAATATTTGTCTTTACCATGCAGACTTTCAGTTTTTCTCCAATACTTTGTGTTGTAAATAGGTTCAATACCACCTGTAATTCCTAGCATTGTACTTAAAGAGCCAGTAGGGGCGATAGTTAGTAATTGACTATTTCTAAGTCCAAATTTTTTAACAGTATTTTTCACTTGTGGGTCAATATTCTGTATAAAGAATGGACTTTTAAATAATGCATTTTCATAATACTTAGGGAATGAGCCTTTTTCCTTAGCAAGTAGGGAAGAGGTGAATACAGCTTGATTGAGTAGGGAATGTCCTATCTTATCACTTAAATCAAGTGCATCAGCTGAACCATATCTAATTCTCATTTTTATTAACATGTCACCTATGCCCATAACTCCTAATCCTATCTGCCTCCAATCTCTAGCATTAATTCTTTGTATGTCTAGTGGATGCAAAGGTAATCCCTCATCTAATACATTATTCAGAGCCTCAATTGCTATACAAACACATCTATTAAATTCTTCAAAGTCAAAGTATGCATCTGCTGTAAAAGGATTAATTACAAACTCTGAAAGGTTTAAGCTACCTAACAGGCAAGAGCCACCAGCCATTAGAGGCTCTTCAGCACAATTATGAACTACCATTCCATTAGCAATAAAATTGTGGACTATTGGAACTGTAATATCATATACATCCTCTGATTGTTCAAGATATTCTACAGATTTAACATACCAATTAACTCCAACTTCTTTTCCAAGATTTTTAATTTTCCTATTAGACTTATTTTGTTTTCTCATAAATCTACCTTGTGCATCTCTAAGAGGATTACTTTCTCTACCTGTATTAGATATTTTAGAATGTTCATTATGAGGTATAACTTCAAGGTTTTGCCACCTGTTATCCATTCCATTATCATTTATATGGTGAACATCCATATCAGTTATATCAGTAAAATACCCAGCAACAAACCTATGCTCTTTAATATATTGACAACCACTTAAACCAACTTTACAGTATTTATGTCCAGTAGTTTGTCTGTTCAAGCCTTTAATTTTATCTCCTTTTGTTAAATTCTTAGCTTGTACCCAACCTCTATTTATGGTAAAAATTTTATGGTTAGGTGTGCAAGTTAAATCACCTTTGCAAGTTTTCACTTTTAAAAGAGTAGCATTTTGTCTAGTGAGCCATACTTTTGATGATTGTTTTATAGTTAGTTCTCCATCTTGCCCCATACAATATACAAAAGGTTGTTTACCTACTAAATCTTTAATAGGAATAGCACCCTCTGTTGTTTGTATTAAGGTATTACCAGTTAAGCAAGGATTTACACCAGCATATTCATGTTCTGGATGTTCACTCATTAAATGCCAACTATTAATCCTATCCCAAAATAACATTGCTGGTTCTGCTCAGTTCCAATTATTTTCCATAATTTTATTGTAAAGGGTTCTAGCTGGAATAGATTTTGAAATAACTTCACCTGTAGCTGGTACAGTGTAGTGCAATCTCCAATCAAGGTCATTTTCAACTGCATCCATAAAATCATCTGTAATTCTGATTGAAATGTTTGCTTTTGTAATACTGCCATCTTTAGTTTTAATATCAATAAATTCCTCTAAATCTGGATGGCTGTCCTTAATGGTAATCATTAATGCACCTCTTCTTCCATTTTGCCCTATAAGGCTAGTAGTAAGGTCAAAGAGTTCCATAAATGATACTGCACCTGTTGTAATCTTAGCTGAATTATTTACAATAGCACCTCTAGGTCTAAGGTTTGTAATATCTATGCCACAACCTCCACCATAGGAGTATGTCCTTGCTAACCTTTTAGCACTTTCAAATATGCTTTCAATGTTATCTTCCATCTTAGGCATTACATAACAATTAGAGTAGGTTACATTCCTGTTAATTCCTCTATGGGCAAGTATTCTCCCCCCAAATAGAAACTTACCATCTGATATTATTTGCCTAAGAGGTTCATCACCAGCTGATATTCTATTTAAAAATTCATCAAATGTTTCATCCTCATACCTGTACTTCATATTCCAAATATCTTTAGACAACTGGTTATTCATAATAACTTGTTTTAAGTCCATCAAATGCCTCCTTGTTAATTTCTGCAGGTAAGAAGTTCTTTCATTAAATGTTCTTTTTCCTTTGTAAGTTTATCAATTTCATCTGCCATAGAATCCATTGTATCAACATTGGCTCTGGCTATATTGTGGATAAATGTTTCAATATTTTTAGATGTCATGTAGCCAAACATTAGAGTTAGTTCCATAAATTCAATTCTTTCTTCCTTTGTAGTGTCCTTAGCATTTTTTGTACATTCATTATTCATAATTAATTCCTCCATTTTTGAATTTTGTTTACACTATTAATTACAAGAATTTTTCCTACTTGTAACAAACTCTTTTAATTAGCTTTTATATATTTTTGTTTGACTGCATGTGCAATCCCTACTGCAACTGCATCAGACAAATCATCAGTTTCATAAAATACCTTATTTTTTTGAGTTCTGCATAAAAATTTATTTATTCCTTGAGCAACTTCATCTTTAGAGCAATGCCCATTACCTCCTACAATCTTTTTGACTGTCATAGGTGTAATTTCTGCAATACTTTTATTAAATCCATTGCAATAGAGGGTGAAGTCTACAATCCCCACAACCTTATAAAGCTTTTGGGTAACCTTATTATATCTATGAAAGCCTTTCTCCCTTACAATATCTGTTATTGTATATTTCTGGAATAGTTCATCTAAGTTAAAATAGATATTGGCAAGTTTTTCTGGTAGCTGGTTAGCTGGTATTGTACTGTTATCTATAAGAACCAATTCTAAAATCCTAACTGTCTTAGAATAGACTTGTAATACAGCAAAGGCAGAGCCATTAAGGCTCAAATCCATTGCTAGTATTATTTTGTTTTGCTTTCCTTTAGGCACTTGATGCATCCCCCTTTAAAAACATCACCAGCAAGTCAACTAAAATTCCTACCAGAAAAGCTATTTTAAAGGCAATACTTAATCCAAATAGTCCAGCTATTAAATAGATTAATCCCCCTATAATTGCCCATCTAATGCCACAAAATATTAATGCTAATAGAATAATTACAAACACTTGCATTACTTATTTCCCCCTTTAGCTTTAGTACATGCCCCCTTATATTCACAAAACATACACTTATCTGGTTCAACTGGTGGTATTGTATTTGTATTTACTGCATCACTTATATTAATGAACTTTTGCTGTAGAGCATCCTTATCTTGCTGGGTCACATGATAATAAAAAGTTCTTATATCAATCCTTGCATCCTCATATTTTGCCCAGCCATCTTTTGCAAGAGCCTCATACATAATAATGTAATCATCTATTCCAAATAACAGGCTATATGCTACACATTGTAACTTGTGGTATGCTACAGCATCTTTGAGTAGATAAGTTCCAACCTGTGCTATAGAATTAGATTTTGTTTTAAATTCAAAGCCTACAATCTGATTAGTAGGTTTATATAATATTTGTCCATCCATCATTCCAGTAAGTGCATATTTACCCCCTTTATAATTATTTATTACTGTAGTTTTAATGTTTTCTTCCCAGCAAGGTTTGTTGTCTTTACCTCTGCAAATTACAAAGTCTGCATCTGGTAAATACTTTTCCATGTATAGGAAATCCTTTTGGACTCCCTCATGTACTAAAGAAGAGTTTCTAGTCCATCTGGTATGATATGGAATTGAAACTTGTTGGTCTTTAGGATACCCTTTAAACTTGATAAAAAGTTCTCTACTGCATTTACTTGCACTTGATGGATTGAAAGTGCATATACTTTTAGGTAGTTTCTTCATAACAGGTGGACACTGGATATTGCCTAGGATGTTGGTATAAAATTCTCTTTCAACCTTTACATCCATAGGAATATCCATAGAATGATACTCATTGAACTGTTTGTATAAGGCTCTAGCTAGTGGATTAACTGGAACAACATCTAATTTTATTTTTTTACCTCTGGTTGCCATATAATCAATCACATCCTAAAATTGTGGGGTATCATCATTTTCACCAGTTTCATCATCAGTGGCATCCTGTTCAGCTAAAATTTGTTCAGCATCATCAAAATATGAACATACATCAAAACCAATGTTATCAAGTAAGCATATTGCTAACTTCCTAGACTTAGGTTGTAATGCTGAAAATAGTTCTGCATCTGGTAATATCCCTTTTTCTTTTACAAAGGCAATAGCATCTTTATCAGCTTTTGTGTATTTTCTCTCACTAACTAAGGCTAGAGTATAGCTTGTTTCTTTTCCTGTACCTTCTCTTGAAAATTCAAATACAGAACCGTATTCAATATCCTCTGCATAACCATTAATCTGTTTAACTAGCTTTCTACCTTGTCCAGCAGTAGCATCCCAGAACATAACTTTCTTTTGAGATACAGAGTAAAAAGCAAACATAAATCTTTTCTTTACTTTTAATCCATCCATACCAGATTTACTTGCTATACAATAAGGACATTCATCATTTTGTTCATCTTCTAGCAGACAAGGTTGAGGATAAATTTTGTTAGCAAAGTCATTATGGCTGTCATATTCAAAATAATCCTCTATACCAAATAGAACAACTTTGACTGACTCACCTTGCTTTAGCCTAAGTGAAACATCTTTTAAATCTACTTTGTCAACTGAAACATCTTTTCCT